AGGTCAGACAACATTCTCTGCAACATATGATGTTGGTTATGTTGATGTTTACTTGAATGGTTCTAAGCTAGTAGCTACTTCAGACTTTACAGCTAATGATGGTGTCACTGTTGTATTAGCCACAGGAGCCACCACTGGTGATGTCATTGACATTGTTGCTTATGCTGCTTTTGAATTGGCTAATGTGTATACACAGAGTCAATCAAATGCTAGATATGCACAACTGTCTAACAACCTTTCAGACTTGGCTAGTGCTTCTACAGCTAGAACAAATTTAGGCTTGGCTATTGGTACTAATGTCCAAGCATATGATGCTGATTTAACTACACTTGGTGCTGGTGGTAGTGGTGCTCGTTCGTTCCTTGGCCTTGCTATTGGAACTGATGTACAAGCCTACGATGCTGACCTAACTACATTAGGTGCTGGTGGTAGTGGTGCTCGTTCATTCCTTGGTCTTGCTATTGGTACTGATGTACAAGCCTATAACGCTAACACAGCAGTTACCAATTCAGCACAGACCTTTACAGCTACACAAACATTCTCAGGCACTTCATCAGCTACTGCCATTGTCCTCAACGATGCAGCAGAGGTAGCAACAGTTTCAGCAACAGCGGCTACTGGAACGATTAACTACGACATTACCACTCAGTCAGTCTTGTATTACACAAGTAACGCAAGTGCTAACTGGACAGTTAATTTTAGAGGCTCTAGCGGTACTTCATTGAATACTTTGATGAGTACGGGTCAGTCAATGACTGTGGCTTTCTTGGTGACTCAGGGTGCTACTGCTTACTACAATTCTGCTGTTCAAGTTGATGGCACGACTTCTGGAGTTACTACAAGATGGTTGGGTGGTGCGCCTACTGCTGGAAATGCTAGTGGCATTGATAGCTATCGTTATTTGATTATCAAAACGGGTAGTGCGACTTTCACAGTCTTGGCAAGCAACACACAATTTAAGGCTTAAACCATGCCATTACAAGAAACAAGTGGTGCGGCTAGTTACGATGCCTTTGGTGGTGGTGTTCCTGTTGTGCCTAACTACATTGAGGATGTGTTTAGCACATGGCTTTACACGGGCACAGGCGCAACACAAACTATTACCAACGGCATAGACTTATCTACCAAAGGTGGTCTGACTTGGATTAAAGGGCGGTCTGGTGCTACCAGCCATATGCTTACAGATACAGTACGAGGCGCAACTAAACGTCTTTCTACAAACTTAGCTGATGCAAACCAATTTACAGATGCAAATGGTTTAACTGCTTTTGGAAGCACGGGATTTACTATAGGTTCTAATTCAAACTACAACACTAATGCGGCTACTTACGTTTCATGGACATTTCGAGAACAACCTAAATTTTTTGATATTGTTACTTACACAGGTACTGGTTCTAACAGAACCATTGCTCACAATCTTGGTTCTGTGCCCGGAATGATTATTGTTAAAGAATATATTTCAGTTGTGGGTAGCACAGATTGGTATGTTTATCACAGATCGCTTGGAGCTACAAAATACCTTGCAATGAATTTAACATCGGCAGAGGGTACATCTTCTGCATTTTGGAACAATACTGCGCCAACATCAACTGTGTTTTCAATTGGAACTGATGGAGATGTTAATAGAAATGGTAGCACATTTGTGGCCTACATCTTCGCCCATGACGCAGGAGGCTTTGGCCTGACTGGTACGGACAATGTGATTAGCTGTGGGTCGTTTAGTACGGACTCAGGCGGCAAAGCCACAGTTAATCTTGGGTATGAGCCGCAGTGGGTGATGTTTAAACGAACAGATAGCGCCACATATGGTGACTGGTACATGATTGACAACATGAGGGGGTTTACAAACCCTTCAGGTTCTAGTTGGTTGTGGGCTAATACTTCTGGTGCAGAACAAACAGGTATTAACTTTGCGCCTGAAGCAACGGGCTTTAACATCAACTTTACTGGCCCTGCCAACTGGATTTATGTAGCCATACGCCGTGGCCCGATGAAAGTGCCTACGACTGGGACGAGTGTGTTTGGTTTGTCTGCTAGAACGGGTACTGGTGCAAATGCCACGGTTACTGGATCGGCTGGAGTTTCCGATGCTGTGTTAGTCAAAAATCGTGGGTCAGCAGTAGCTTCTTTATTTTCCTCAAGACTGACTGGCACTGGCTATCTTGTGACATCAACCACAGCGGCAGAAGTGGCGGCAGGGACAACCATTCTTCAAGCTAACCCTTGGGATGTGATGGATGGTGTAAAAGTTGGAACAACATCAACAATCACAAATGCAAGCGCAAATACATTTATAAATTATTTGTTTAAACGTGCCCCCAGCTTCTTTGATGAGGTTTGCGATACAGGCAGTGGAGCTGCACGCACAATTAACCACAACTTGGGAGTTGCCCCTGAGTTGGTTATCCGCAAGCGCAGAAGTGCACCTGCTGAAAACTGGTTAGTTCTTCCAACAGTAATGGGTTTATCAGAACTTAGGCTGAACCAAACAAATGCTATTGCTATGGATGGGTCATCTTGGGATAACACATTACCAACATCTTCAGTGTTCTCTGTTGGTTCTGGCTCTGATGTAAATGGCTCTGGATATACTTATGTCACCTACCTCTTTGCAACCTGCGCAGGGGTCAGCAAGGTGGGAAGCTACACAGGAACAGGCACTACAAAGCAAATTGATTGTGGCTTTACAGGTGGTGCGAGGTTCGTCCTCATTAAGAAAACAAGCGGTACGGGTTCGTGGTACGTCTGGGATAGTTCACGGGGTATCGTGTCTGGTAATGACCCCTACCTTTTATTGAACTCTACTGCGGCTGAAGTTACCAATACAGACTACATTGATACTTACTCAGCAGGTTTTGAAATTAGTTCAACAGCCCCCTCAGAAATCAACGAAAATGGCGGTAGTTTTATCTTTTTGGCGATTGCCTAGACATGAAAAGCGGAATCTATCACATTAAGAATACTGTGAGTAATGGCATCTATTTTGGAAGGTCTATTGATGTTCCAGATAGATTGTCTCACCACAGGCAACAATTAAGGCGTGGTGTTCATGTTAACAAGCGTTTGCAACATTCATGGAATAAGCATGGTGAGCAAGCGTTTGAATTTAAAATGGTTTGGGAAGAAACTCAAGATAAGCTAGAAGACCTTGAGGGTTTTATTCTTGAGGAAGTATGGGGCAATGAGAGATTGTTTAACCATCACAAACTGTCTGCTGGTGGATTCTTGCCAAACAATAAACTAGGTTGCTTTACAAGGTCAGAAGAAACCAAAAAGAAATTAAGCATTGCCTTTAAAGGTCGTGAATTTTCTGAACAACATAAGCAAAAGATTGCAGTAGGTAAAACTGGTTTAAAAGCTAGTGATGAAACCAAAAAGAAAATGTCAGATAAAAGGATTGGTAAAGCAAGACCTCAATCATGGCATGACAAGATGGCTGAATATAGGGAAAACAACCCAAACCCTATGCAAGGCAAGATTAGCCCCATGAGAGGAAAGAAGTTCCCTACTATTGCTTGTGAGCATTGTGGTAAGGAAGCCTCAAAAGGAAATTACTTACGCTGGCATGGAAATAATTGTAGGAGCAAATAATGCAAATCAGAATCAGAACAACAGGCGCAGTCATGTACGAAAGTGAATTTCGTGCATACACAAAAGCCAATGGTGGCCCATCATGGGAGACAACAACAACTGAAGTCTTAGAGGCTTTGGGTGCTGATGTAGTCTTTGAAGGCGCACAAGCATCAGGTGGTACTGTTTACCAATACTCTCAAGCCTCTGGTGTTGAGCAAGTAGATGGTAAGTGGTACACCAAATATATACTTGGCCCATCATTCTTTCAAACAGAAGATGCTGATGGCAACATCACTACTGCGGCTCAGAATGAAGCTAATTACAAAGCTTCTAAAGATGCTGAACAGGCTAAGAGTGTTCGTGCTTCAAGAGATGAAAAACTGAAAGACTGTGATTGGACACAAGTAGCTGATGCTCCTGTAGACAAAGCAGTATGGGCTACCTATCGTCAAGCCTTGCGTGATGTAACTACGCAGACAGGTTTCCCTTGGACTGTTACTTGGCCTGATGCTCCATGAAAGATGTAAGCCATGAGCAAATCTATGAGCGTCTACTAGCTGTTGAAGCAAAGGTAGATGAAATAGATAAGAACACTAAAGACCTTGTAACTGCTATTGACGCTGCCAAGGGTGCTGTAAAGGTTCTTAACTGGATAGCATCTATTGCACAACCAGTTTTGTGGATTGGCGGTTTAGTCATTGCTGCTGGTGCAGTTTGGCAGACATGGCTTAAAAAGTAATGGCTGATGTAAAGCAACAATTAGACATACCTCCTGTACCTTCTTTGAGTACATCAGGAATTGTCTATTCTCAAAATGTCCAGAATCAAAACAATGGACTTTTGAGGTTGTTTTTTACTAAGTTAGTTAACTCAATACAGTCTGTTATTGGGCCAAGAGGTGGTAAGTACTTGAATAATCCTTACGGGGCTTTTCAAAGTACTGTTGACCAAACAGCGGCATTAGCTAATACGGCCTATGCAATGACATTAAATACTACAGATTATGCCAATGGCGTAAGTGTAGCAAGCAGTTCAAGAATTACAGTTACTGACGCTGGAATCTGGAATTTGCAATGGTCTGGTCAGTTTGAAAATCCTGACTCTCAAGACCATGATGCTAGGGTATGGTTAAAGATTAACGGGACTGTAGTTGTCGGGTCAACTGGATTCTTTGCCGTACCAAGCAAACATGGATCTGTTAATGGTCATGCTTTAGTTGGATGGAATTACTTTTTAAGCTTAAATGCAACTGATTATGTTGAGCTTTGGTGGGAAACTGATAGTACACAAGTAAGTATTCAAACTTATGCTGCAGCAGGTAACTATCCATCAACTGCATCCTTAATTGCTACAATGAGCTTTGTGTCTAACCTACCTAGGCAATAGAATAAAGATATGGCTTACATTCCACTACAAATTCCTCCAGGCGTATACAAGAATGGTACTGAGTATCAATCTAAAGGCCGTTGGAATGGCTCAAATTTGGTACGTTGGTACGAAGGCACTATTCGCCCTGTTGGTGGGTGGAGGAAGCGTTCTACCAATCAAATGACGGGTTTAGCTCGTGGCTTGCTGAACTGGCGTGATAACTCTAATAACAGACGTATCGGAATTGGCACACATTCAAAGCTTTATGCAATGAATGAAGCTGGTACTTTGTTTGACATTACACCCACAAGTTTTACTGTTGGTGATGCAGATGCTGTATTGAAGATTGGTTATGGCTATGGAACTTATGGAACAGCGGCTTATGGTGTTGCTAGACCAGATTTAGGTTCATACACTCCTGCCACAACATGGTCTATGGACACTTGGGGGGAGTATTTGGTTGCTTGCTCAACTAAAGACGGGAAACTGCTTGAATGGCAATTAAATACCTCTAGTGATGCGGTTGCTATTACTAACGCACCAACTAGCTGTACTGGTCTTATTGTTACTCAAGAACGATTCTTATTTGCACTAGGTGCGGGTGGAAATCCTCGTAAAGTTCAATGGTGTGACCAAGAAAACAATACTGTATGGACTCCTGCCGCCACCAATCAAGCTGGCGACTTTGAGTTAACCACTATTGGCTCTTTAATGTGCGCTAAACGTGTTCGTGGAGCGACTATTCTGTTTACTGATGTTGATGTGCATACTGCCACATATATTGGCCCACCATTCATCTATAGCTTTGAGCGTATTGGTAGTGGTTGTGGCGTTATATCTAAGCAAGCAGTAGCGGCTACTGATAATGCCTGTATTTGGATGTCTGGAGCAGGATTCTGGATGTACGATGGTTTTGTCAAGCCATTGAACTCAGATGTATCGGATTACGTGTTCAGCAATATGAACGCTACTCAGTCATCTAAAGTTTATTGCGTACACAACTCTACTTATGGTGAGATTTGGTGGTTTTACCCAAGTTCTGCTTCTAATGAAGTAGATTCATACGTTTCTTACAATTATCGTGAGAATCATTGGGCTATCGGCACTTTGGCTCGTACTTGCGGCACAGATCGTGGCATCTTCTCTAACCCAATTATGGTTTCTACAGACGGGTATGTCTATGAGCATGAAATTGGTTTTGCTTATGATGGGCAGACATTGTTTGCTGAGTCTGGACCAGTAGAGTTGGGTAATGGAGATAGAACCATGAGTCTGACAGGATTAGTCCCTGATGAAAAGACTGCGGGTGATGTCCAAGTTCGATTTAGCACCAAGTTCTACCCCAATGCGACAGAATATAACTATGGCCCATATTCAATGGCAAGTCCTACTTCAGTACGCATAAGCGGAAGGCAAGTAGCCGCCAAGATTGAAGGCGTTAGATTAACTGATTGGCGAGTTGGCACTATCAGGTTTGATGGAAAACTTGGTAGTTTGAGATAAAACTAGCTATTTTTAATAGTAAATATTATGATTGACCATGATTCTCAAGATTGGCGTGAACTAAGGAATGCCAAACTGTTAGAATGGTTTGGTGGCAACCAGAGTGCTGTAGACTTTTTAGTCGCTTTATCAGGTATAGCCGAGTTATGGGATGACTTGGTAGACAAGGATAAAGAGCCTAGCAGAAAAGACATAGATATTGTCTTTTGGAATGCGCTGGTGACGCTGCCTACAAATGAGTTCTTTAATCAGAATAAGACATTTTTAATGCCTTTAGTGGTTCAGAGTATAAATGCTTGGCAAGACTCTGTAGAACTTGAAAGTGGTAATACCAACGACAGAGCCTATGCGCTCACATTGCGTATTATTTCATTACAAATAGCACCAATGATTGTCTTATTGCTTAGAGGAAAAGAAGCAATG